TAACCGTCTCCTTGTTGACCCAGGTCGTATTGTAGTTGTAGATATAGCCATCAGAGCCACCGTCGGCGTAAGCACCAGAGAACGATACGGGCTCAGAAACCGTGACGGTAGACTCCCCACCCTCTATAACGGACCCGGCCCCCCATACGGACATATGGTTCTTGGCGCCGCCGCTAATGGTGTAATCTTCATAGTTGTATATGGTGCCCCCAGCGGCAAACATATGTGAGCCGCCGTCGGGTTGAACGGAATCGAAGTCCATACCAACGCCTACGGTGATCGTACCGCCGTTGGTAGACATCAGTCCATTGCCTAGACCGTTACCGCCCACCTTAAAGTTCTCTACCTGAAGGCGCGCACCGTCGGCTAGTACCACAGAGTTGCCGGGGACCGCAACGACCGACTTGACTACTGAGGTGAGGTTCGCCCCCTTACCCCGGATGACTACCGGGGCCGATCCCGTTATGGTGCCTACGGCCGTAATGGGCATAAACATGCCCTCCGCCAGGTTGATAATGACCTTGGCGCCGTTACTGGTAGTGTACCGACTAGCCTCCTCATAGGCCCGGGTGCCGGTACTGAAGGCGTGCTGGTCAGTATTGGCGTACCCGTCATTGACGTCAGAACCCCCCTGACGAACGTACAGGTTGAGGTCCTTAGTGATATTGATGACCGCGCCGTTGTACCCCGCCTCCAGCGCAATGATGGGGAGGATTATCTCGTCGGCATGGTCTTCTAGGGCGGACTGCATGGACATAAAGTCACCTTTTGCGTAGGGCTCTCACCGTAGCCCGGGACTTCCGCTTTTGCTCACGCTCGGGCTCCCAGCCGGTCTTGCGCATGGTTCCGTAGACGTACGCATCCTTGCGGTCGCCCGTAAGCCCCTGGGCTTTGGCCTGTTTTTTCAGCTTGTCTTCCAGGGCTTTAGGCATTACCGATACCTACAACGGGGAGGGACCCGAACGCAAGGGTGGCGCCTAGCGTCCCGGCGCCATTCCTCGCAGCTCAGGGGGCGGATACGGTCACGCTCCCATACGGGCGGACCATAGCCGGGTCCGTCCCGGCCAGGACCAGGGGGCCCCGGCTGGGCGGCCGCCATACTGGTGATAGTCACCATCAGAAGCAGAAAGAGCCACTTCATATATGCCTCCTAGTAAAAACGAGGGCACTCGTAACGCCAGTGACGCTGGTACGTCTGTCCGTTGCTGTACTGGCAATAGCGAGTACCGCGTTGAACCCAATGTCTCTGAAGGTGGACTCGGCCCCGGTGCTCGTCCTGACCGATGCTGATCCGCACTTCAGGAATGTCGATGTCAACATCCGAACCTCCGCGCCCGAAGGACGCGGAACAGCCGGCCATTACGACCGACAAAGCAAGTAAAGCAAGTCTCATGATTATCTCCTTAGACCTTGGGCCATTTGCGCCGCCTGCATCATTTGGGGATCCATACCCCCGCCCCCTGGTGGGGGCATACCTCCACCGCCCGGGGGCGGCATTCCACCGGGAGGGGGGCCGCTTGGGCCCATCGGAGGGCCCCCGCCCATACCAGGAGGGCCCCCGCCTCCAGGAGGCATACCAGGAGCACCCCCAGGAGGCGGTAACGGTTGCCCGTCAGGACCCAACCCCAATTGTTGCAGCATTTCCAACGCTGCCGGGTCCCCCTGCTGGGCTCGTTGTAGAAGGCTGGATAGCCCCATTGGCATTGGCATTTTGCTGCTCCTGTATCTGAATTTGAATCCTAATCATGAGGGGGTGGACCTCCCCCCACGGACGCTGGGAAAGAACCTTGAATAGGTAGTCCATTTCATTGTCGTCAAATTCTAGTTTCATATCAGTATTTGATGATCTTGTTAACCGTAGCCGTAGGCGGGTAGTTGGTAAAGGGGGTGCCCGAGCCCGCAGCGTTCGTAGTGTTGATGCCCGTGTAGCGGTTATCGGATGCGAAAGTCCCCGACCAGGTATGGGTGTGATTGGCCGATATACCGCCGGTCCACCCTTCGTGAGTATGACCCCCGCCGCCGCTAGTCCAAGCCGATTGGGCTCCTGGGGCTGCGGGGGCGTCGTCGGAGCACCAACCCCAATTACCGGTGTTCTTAGAACCCCAGTATGAGTTCATAGTGGTATAGTGTTCGTGACCGCCGCCTCCGAGCGAAACATAGTGGGCGTGGTCCGCGCTAACCGCGCTGGTGGTTCCACTAGTACCTACCAAGTGCGCGTGTATCTGGTCGGTAATGCTATGCGCGTGCGAAGGCATGTGGGTGATCTGGAGAGTATTGACCTCCACACCGCCCTTGTTACCCACCGCCGTTGCCGGGCCTAGGCCTGCGTCCACCTGAGTACCTCCCGAACCGCAAGTAATGTACCTGCGTAGATCAGGCAAGTGGAACGTAGTGGAGCCATCGCCCCCGCCCCAAGTTCCTCCGAGCACGGCGAACAACGCTGCGTAGGTAGTGCGGGATACCGTCTGGCCATTACACACCAGATAACCAGCTGGTGCCGTAGGTCCTGCGAAGTCGAGAATGGTACCGGTGGGTACTTCGGCAATAGGGAGCCCAGCCCTACTTATAATCCCCGGCACCTCCATACCGTCATCCGAGAACTTGGCTGATACCGTGTTGTTGGAGGCTATCGCTATGACGTTCTGGGATTCCCGGAAGAACCCCAGCCCCGGCTCTGAGTTGAATCCGTACCCTGGGGCTGAAACCGTACCGTCCACCATCTTGAACGGCGCCAAGGGGCCCAGCAGACCATCCCGAGTGTAGACGTTATTAAGTTGGGCGGCTATATCCGCCATTGTAGGGTTGGCCCAGTTAATATCAATGACGGTACCGCCCACTACGGGGTTGCCGATAGGTAGGGTATAGTTGCCAGATATGTCGCGGGGCATGGTTACTCCTTCTTACGCAGCTTACGGGCCTGCGCTTTAGCTTCCTGCTTCCTGTCGTACTCGTTTTTCACCACTTTGCCGCCTTCTGCTCCCGCCACACCGCCTGCTCGGGTACCCTTTTGGACCCAACCCTCCATCTTCTTCTCCCACTCTTCCAGAGCCTGGCCCGCCGCCCGCTTAGCTTGGACCATTTCCAAGAACTTGTCTGGGTGCCTAGCCGCCTCGTCAGCCGCCTTAACGGTGGCTTCCTTGTAGCCGCTGAATACGGTACCGACCAACTTCCTGAACTTCCACCAACTACCGGCGTCCAAACCAGCTGACAACACGCTCTCAGCCTCGCTAGGCTGAATGGAGGGAGCCCCTTGGGCCCCCTTGTAGAGCTCATGCTTTTTCGACGCCTCGCTAAGGGATTTTAACCCTCCTAGCATAGATTCGTCTATATATGGGAACTTGTCCGCGGCACTCTTACGGGCCTCCACATCCATGGCTGTATCCAAGGACTTCTCGGTGATCTCTTCTGGCTTGAACTTACCAGCGTAGGTGAACCTATCCCGGAGAGCCTGGGTAGCCTGAGCAGCCTTGAGCTTATCCTTAGCCTGACCGGCGGCTAGGTTAGTAGCGGTCAGCTTACCTCCAGTGGCTTCGTCTATGACCTTCTTGAGCATGGCCCTAGACTCTTCCACCACTCCGGGATTCATACCACTTTCGTTCAAGTTAGTACGCAGTTGGTGAAGATGCCCTATTGTGGTATTCTTATTCAACAAGACAGTGTTGATCCAATCCGACGCCCGCTTAGCATCGGCTGGATGAGACCCAAAAGCAACCCCCTTCTTCATATCGTCCAGACCAATGGTGATCTTGTCCGCCGACTTATTGTCCAAGGGTATCTTGTTAAGAGCCTCTTGGGTCTTATTGTGGATCGCCTGGGGTACCGGGGCCAACTTAGGCACGTTCTCAGCGTTCTGAGTGATGTTCTGGAAGATGCCGCCCTTAGCCTTATTCACTGACTCATCGAACTCGTTGGCTCCGAAAGTGGGCCGAGTACGGGCCCCGCGCTCATAGGCTGCGGCGGGCTTACTACCCGTCAACGAAGCCGTGGTCTGCGGGAGCATATGAGGCCCCATCTGGGTATCTATCTCGTGCCCCATTCGCTTGAATTCTTCCTGACCATACTTCTCCTGTAGGGCCTGGCTAGCCCTCTCCGTAGCAGCCGCCTTAGTAGGCATGAACTCCGGCAGGTAGGTCTTAGCAGCCTTCTTGCCCAGACCCACTAAGCCCTGGTAGCCTTGACCTATCGCGCTGGCGAAGCCGGTACCCAACCCACTAGCGACAGCGGCTTGACCCTTCTCACCGCTGGGGGCCATAGTCGCCCCGGAAACCATATTACCCAGCAGCTCACTAGTAGCGGGGACCGCCGCCTGAAACGCTTTGGGCAAATAGTAAGAGGCTGCTGGGGCCAACGAAGTTACCGCCGCCTTGGTGGGTAGCACATTGCTGAAGGCCTCAGTAGTCCCCGCTGCTAACGCACCGGGTAGCCCCGCCGCCTTGGTAGCCGCCTCCCCCGCCGCCAGGTTCTGCTCGGTGGGGTAGATAGAGGGCATCCCAGCCTCTTCCACCAAAGCCTTATGGATGCCCTTGAAGGGGATCGCTACGGGGCCCAACAAGGTGTCCGCTGTATCTAGCAAGCCTTTAGAGGCCCGTTGTAGACCGTGGAAGGCCGGTTGCTTTAGGTCGGGGCCTCCGGGCTTGTTGACGAACTGCTTAAGCTCGTCCATCCGCTGCTGAGGTGGTACCTTGGGAGCCGCCTGGGGGAGTACCGGGGCCGGAGCAGCAACGGGGGCTACGGGGGCCGGTGCTTCATCCGGGGTTTCCTGGATCCATTGGTATATCTCTTTAGCGTCAGCCTCATTCCCGGCCTTATCAGCCAAGTCGAGCATTTGGTAGAGCTCAGCGCGACTTCTTGAGGAGGGCATCGTATTTGGCGTCCAGCCTGGCTTTGGCTTCGTTGGGTATCCCTACCGATGCCGGTTGGCCCGCTCCCGGCACGTTGGCTTGGGGGATTACGGGACCTGGGACGACCGTAGAGGCTCGTCCTGGGTTGGAGAGAGGTAGAGCAGTGGGCGCGGCCCCCGGGGCTACTGGCTTGGGGAAAGCCCCCCGGACGTCATGATGTAGGGCCTCGTACTCCGCCACCTTAGCTTCAAAGTGCTCAGCCATAACCTCGGCTCGGCGCTCCAGGTTACGGGCAACGGCATCCTCGTCCATCCAAGGCTGAATATCCGCTGCCCTCCAAGAGGTCGCTTCACCTGCGGTCAAGGCGGAACCAAACAGGCCGTGACGCTCGATCAGTTCCGATTCCTTCTTGTAGTTCTTCCACCATTCTGCTGCTTCGGTAGACACGAAGGGTATTTGACCCATCCCGTAATCTACAGCCCCCTCTATGCCTGCGTAGGACGGCTTGAACTCAGAGGCTAACCGAACCACTTTCTTCATCTTACCGCTAGCGTCAGTCAACTCCTTGGATATGGTGGGATTGACGGGCTTACCCGTAGCCTTGTCTGAAGCGGCCTTAGCCCTGATCTTAGCCGCCTCCAACAAGTTGGCGACCTTTTGGGATTCGATGTCCAGCTTCCTACCCTGGAGCCGCTCCCATACCTTGTCCTTGGCCTTCACCGTCTCATTCTTGAGAGTCTCCCGGTCCATAGCCTGCTGACCCTTAACACTTTGCAGACCGTACCGGGCATCAACCTCCATCTGAGCCTTGGCTAGGGCAGCCTTTTGGGTATCCTCCCGGCCCGCCTCGGTTTGAGCACCCTTTAGGTACCCTTCAGCTACGTCAGCGCCTAGTGGGTTCTTCTTGATCTCAGCGTACTTCTTGAACACCCGGTCGAACGTGAGAGGATTGGCTTGCTTGAGTACAGGGGCCTCCATACGCTCCCGGCCCCCCAACCCAGTGATGGCGGGCTCGCCCATCTGAGCTTCCTCAGCCTTGGGGAGGTCCGCCATCGAAGCATCGAGGGCCGTTTGAGCCTTACCCGCTGCTGCGGTTTCGGCTTCCTCAGCCTTGTTACCGGCCCAGGCCGAGCCTAGGGTGGTAGCTAGCTGGTTAGCATACTGGGACCAATGGGGGGCCACGAAGTGATTGGACACCATTTGACCCTCGGGAGTCTTCTGACTCTCCGCTTGCTTGCGCAGAGCGTCCGCCAGCTTACGCTGCTTGAGTGCTGCCGCTACGCCATAGGGGTCCATGATGTCTCCTTAACCGCCGCCCATACCGCCGAAGTACGCAGACCCTAGCTGGCTAATCAAGGGGGTAAGCGCCTCACCAGCCGAGGGGGCGATATAGTGTCCGCCCACCATCTGACCTTGAGGCTGCTTCTGACCTCGCAGCCCCTTAACCATCATGGCGTTACGCATCGCCATCGGATCGCCCGAAGTGACGTTAGTAGCTTGGTAGGGCGCAGTCGGGTCACCCATGTCCATATTGCCGGTAGTTGGGAACATGTTACCACCTCGTTTCGTCGTTGACGTCTTTCCGCCACTGATCAAGAATCTTAATCACGTGTAGCCTCTCCTCATAGGGGAGGTACCGGATGCGATCGTGATTCTCGTGTAGGTACGCAGTACAATCCCAGCAATCCCGGGAGGTCTGCTCCCGCTGATAGTAGGCCGGGATCAACTCGGGGACCCGCTCGTGTACAAACTCGATCACTTCCTTACGGGACCACCCCTCGATGGGGAACCTATAGGTGATACCGGCCTCTACGTGACCGTCCTTGATGGGGGCCTTAAGGGGGTCTGCAGCCTTCTGGCCCCTGTAGATGGTGGTAGCCCCTAGCTTGACCGACGCCTCGTGGACCGGGGTCCATATCCCCCGGTTACAGCAGTCGAACACCGACTGGTACCGTACGGGGCCGTTGTGAACCATAGCCCCCACCTCAGACCACTTGATTGGGAGCACGTCTACCGGCTGGCCGTGCTTCTCCAGGTTGCGATCCTTGTAGACGTAGACAAAGGGCAACTGGTGGTAGTGGGCCTCCACCTTCTTGAAGTACTGCTCACGGTCGGGGTAGCCCCCATCGGTGCTAGCAGTAATCACCGTAAGGTCGGGCTCGTCCTTGAGTAGCTCTAAGCAAGCCAAGGAGTCCAGACCCCCGGAATAGTGTAAGACTTTCATATGAGTATCAAGGCTCCCGCCGTGCCGGCCAAACTGATCATACCGCCTGTCTTGTTGGCTTTCGCCTGGGCCGCGGCATTGGTTTGGTCCCGTTGAATACCGTACATATCCTTAGTAGCGCCCAGGTAGTCCGTAGCTGGGGCCGTGGTAGCACTGGGGACGTTAGCAAAGGAGGGGGCGCTAGAGCCTTGGGCCCCGAGTAGGGCCTGGAGCTCAGCTATGGGCTGATTACGCTCCATCAACCGCTCGTCAAGTCCTGTCTGACGCTTGATACGGTCCAAGTCGATGTTCGCACCTTGCTCTCCGAACTGCTGATCTCGGAGGGCCTTGGCGAAGTCCTGAGCCTTGTACTTTTGCTCCCAATTCTGAGAGTTCTGACCCTTCGCCCGCTCAAAGGCATTTCCGTACTCAGTCTGACCCGCTAAGAGGGCCTTGAACTGGGCATCCGTATCCGCATTCTTTTGAGTCAGCATAGCTGACCGGAACGCTGGGTTGTCCTCGGTGATACCCTGACTAGCCAGCCGTTGAACCTCCGCGTTGTATTCCTGCTCCCGCTGGGGCCTCAAGAGCCCGTAAGTGGCGTCTTGGATAGCCTGGGAGTTGCCGAAGGGATCCAAGTTGAAAGTACCCGCTCCCGAGGATAGGCTATTGGCGTCAACCCCCTGAAGGGCCCCCATGTCGTAGCTGCCTATTTCCTGCAACCCCTCAGTGTTGAAGCCTTGACTGAGGGCGTCCCCTACTTGACCGTAGGAGCTATTGACCAACCCTTGGGCGGCGGTACCCTGAGCCCCAGACGTAGTGGTTTGGGCCCACGATCCATCAGGGTTCTTAGTCCACGTTAGGGTGTTGCCGTATTGATCCGTCTGATTAGGACGGTCAGCAAGCGTCTGCTCCTGAGCCTGCTTAATGTTGCCTTCAGTGGTCTTCTCCGCAGCGCCGATCAAGTCCGGTGGCGGAGGCGGCTTTGGACTGGAAAATAGACCCATGGTATCCCCTTAGAACAGGCCTTCGCCACCCACCACGGAATAGTCCGTAGCAACCCATAGCACTTCGCCCTCTGTCTTCATAGTCATGAGTAGAGAGGCGGCTACTCCCATCCCCTCCGCTTGAATCCATTGCTTTTGAACGGTATCCCCACCGCCCCAGTTATCTATGTTCCACTCTCCCAAGTTCCACACGGAGTTAGTGGTGAGGGGGAGGGGACCCGGGGTCCCCAACGCTCCGGCCTTAAAGTCATACCGAATTATGGACTTGAAAGCGGCGGGGTCGCTCACTACAAAAGTAGGCCGATACATTCCAACCTGCTTATTGACCGCAGGGGCCCCCATATAGGAGTAGGCCTGCTGTACGTGGCTTACTATGCTCTCACCCCCAACACCGTCCACGCTGACCTTGTCGGAGTTACCCGTCCAAGCAACGTAGACCTTCCCATTATAATCTCCAAAGTAGGGAGTAGAGCCGAAGTAGGACCAACAAGCCGCGTCCATCCCGGTGAACTGGGTCCAAGCATTGGTGATCTGATTAGCCGCTAGTTGAATGTTACCCCCGGCCACGATGGAGGGGACGTTCAAGATGAGAAGGTTATCCTTGGGATAATACTTAAGGTCCCAGCCGAATAGGTTGGAGTAGGAGGATACCAACTCCGACATGAGGAACTGAATCTTGTCCGTCTTGACCACCTTCTCCTTATCGGAGGCATTGGTAGACGTCAAGGTCGAACTCATTGAGACTAGACCTTGCTGAGTTAGGATATACTGGTCGCCCCCGGCCTTACAAAAGGCCCGCCGCCCAGATACGGGAGCGCCGATGTAATACACACCCGTTAGCTTCCACTCGTTGGGCTCAACAGGGTTGATACCCTCGTACACTATGACCTCTCCCCGAGAGGAACAGGCTATGAGGTGGTCCGTTGCTCCCGAACCATCATCCAGAGTCCAGGTCGACAGGAACTGGAGAAAGCCACCACGTGAGAACAACGGACCAAAATCGTACTTGAGAAGGGTCCCGAAGATGGCGTTGGTGGGGAGGAACCAGCCGTTGGCCGTGTTCTTCTCTATCACCCAAAGCCGATGTTGGTGTACCGTAGGGCAGACGCAATTCTTGGGGTCTACCCCTTTCCAAGTGTTGGCTACGATCCCGTCCCCTAGTATGATCCTAGCCCCGCCGTTGAAGTTATATAGGATACCGTCATCGAAACCGTTGAGGGCTATGAGGTGGCTCCCCGCCGAGTTGACCAAATTGGTCCACTCCCATACCATGTTGGTAAGGTTAGTGATGGGGGTGATTAATGCCGGTCCTGGCGAGGTTATGTCATACACGCTATTACCCGACCACGCAAACAACTTCTGAGCCCCCGTATGCGAGGCCCAGGTAGCCATGGTGGTTACCTGACTGGGCATACCGTTAGCCCACTCCCGGTATCCCTTCCTCACGGTACACCCGTAAGGCTGGGGCCACCAGTTCTGCAGTATCAGTGCGTCGCCTTCGGGCATAGCCACGATGGAGTCCTTAGCGTTAAGGCCCCCAATGGGGGCCGCTACGCTGAAGGGCTTGTTAGTGGCTTCTATGGCGGCAGGTAGGAACATATCAAGCGTTGGTTACGTTCCATGAACCATCCGGGATCGACCAGGGGCCCAAGTACTCACTGGTAGTCCTGGGCGCCAGGGAGAGAATCTTGGCCCCGGTGTCCTTACCCGTAAGGGAGTTGAACACCCGGATGAAGTCGCCTTGAGGGCCAGCGGTCGGGAAGCCCTTGAGCTCATAGAACTTGAGCTTGACGAACTTGATCATCAACCACGGATTGTAGCGGATAATGTCGCCATCTTGAAGAACCATGTCCTTGGGCGTAGCCCCGGACATGACCCAATGCCTGGTGACGTACTCCATCGCCATGGTCATGCTGGGGGAGCCGGGTACCGGCCACAGTTTGAACTTCCCGTCAGATACCCGGAAACGCTGACGGGGCAAGGCGGCGACCAGGGAGCCCTTCAGCCATGCCCATTCTTGAGCCGACTTCGGGCCCAGGAGCGGCCAATGATCAGTTCTGTCCCATTGAGTCTGGTCCGCGAAGTAGGACCAATCCTCTGGTAGGGGGTAGTCCTCCTGCCCCTGTACCGTCTGGAATACCCACTCCTTGGCGAATTGCGCCCAAGGGTAGTACATGGTTAGTTCGTTCCCCGCCGAGTTCAGCAAGGAGAGCAACTGGACCGACTGTATATCCTCGATGCCCACAATCGTGGCTGGGCGGGGCAAGCCTAGTTCGCCCGCCAACTGCTTAAGAGTATCTACAGCGGTCCAGTAGTCAGACATGGGTTACCCCTTGGATGTTACCTTAGCAGTTTGCTCCTGCTTGCGAGCCGACTGCATAGCTTCGATCATATTCCGAAGCTCAGCAATCTCCTCGTCGCGCTTCTTGAGTTCCTCTTGCATCTTGAGTACAGGGGCTTCGGCCTTGGCCAACTCCATGTACTGGGTAGCCCGCTGCTTGATAGCGTGGTGGCCCATGAACTTCTGGGAGAGGTTGTCGGGCATACCGACCAGCTGCTCGACGGTGTAGCAGCCGACGCCGTTGAACTCAGCGATCTGGCCGACGCCGAGCCACGGCAGTTGGTTGAGCGGAGTACCCGTCATTTCCTGAGAGCGGCCAGCCTTGTAACGGGCCCACTGGGTCGGGAACCTGTACTGGTAGTCGGGGGTGGCGACACCTACAAAGCTGTCGCGGGAGCCGGGGGTGATGATCTTGACCAGGTCGATCTCATCGAAGATGGGCCGTCCTGCGTCGGTGGACTTCTGCTCGTTCTTTTGTACGTCCTTGTAGAAGATCACCAACAGCTTCTTGTCCGCTTCGGACTGCTGATGCTCTTCAAAATTCATCGCATAATCGAGGGTATCGGTGGACATTTCTGTTCCTGGGTTAAATGCCGATGGTCGGCACGGATTCAATAATGAACCGGATGTTATCCAGTTCTACGTCATCAGCGCCGCCGGTGACCTTGGAGGCGCGAATATCGTACACGTGGTCCAACGAGTCCTCAGCGGAGGTGCCTACGCTGAAGGCGGCTTGGACCCGGTTGCCAATGCCTTGGCCGCTGACCGTGATACCGCCGGGGATGTCCACCCCGTCGCGGAACAAAGAGAAGACCATCTCATCGCCGGCAGGGGCGGCGACGTCAGCGTAGAACGACACGCGGCTCACCGTTGACGGAAGCCCTTGAGCCAGTCGAGTAATCGAACCAGATGCAAGCACCACAGTATACTCAGCCGTCGCAGCCAAGGTGGTAGTGAAGGGTATCGCACGAGGTGTTACTCCTAGAGCCGCCATATTGAGAGACTCGGATGACACGATGCCGTATCCGGGGGCGAATGTGTCGATAACGTCCTTGATCAAGTTCCGAACGTCCGCAGCGGAGATAGCCCCCGTAGTATTGTCCTCTATGGTCGCGTCGGCTTGGGTCAGGAGGGCTAGGATGGATTTGCGCATAGTAGTCCTCAGTCGAAAGCGTTAGAGAATGCGCTACTAAAGGCGCGTACATCGGGCACGGGCTCGTCCTCCAGGACGATACAGATTTGACCACTCTCATCGAAAGGCAATCCGTAGAGCCACACTGTCGGTATGCCCCCTACGGATGACCTCAGCCGTCCCCTAGAACTCATGAAGGGGTTGTCGCTGGCCGGGCTAGCGTCTTGCTCGGCGGTAATCACGCCTTCTAGGGTGTAGCTTAGACCGTTGACGTAAACCTCTCCGTCAACGTACTCGATACAAAGCAATCCATCCTGAACGGGCGTACCGCCGTTGAAGTTCAACGGATCGGGGGCCTCCAGCGTACAACGCAGGCGACCCTCCGAGTCCGTTAGGATGAGCTGATGATTGAGCATTAGAACTCAAATGACCAGAAGAACGAGCCTGCCGGGATGACCGCAGCCGCAGGAAGGTACGTCTTGTAAAGCCCCGTACCCACCGCCGCCACCGCCGTACCGCCGGTGACGGTCAAACGACCGTCCGCTGGTACAGTAATGGGGGAGGCCCCGGAGGTAGTCCACTGAGCTTTCTTGCCCAATGGGTTACCTACGTCTGGCGGAGTAGCTAACACCCCTGGGACGTTGGTAGTACCAACAGCACCGCTAGTAGAGGGGGCCAAGAAACCTGGATCCTCCCCCAACCAGTTGTTGTTCCAGACCGTGAGGCCTTGAACCCCGAAGTACGGCCCATCAGAACCCGGCCCCGGGGCCGTGGTGTCCTGAACGTAGACCCCGATGGAGGGAATCTTTTCAACGGTGACGGACTGATCGTAGCCGATAGCCGCTGCGGCGTTGAGTGTAGTCATAGTTAGTCCTTCTTGTCCGAGTCCTCCGTCACCTCAAGAGTGGCGGAGATTACAGATAGCTGCTCAGGCGGTGGGGGAGGCTCCCCCACCTCCTCTAGCATGGCTGCGAAGAAGTCTGCCTGATACAAGGTGGAGAACTTCCCCATATCAAACAAAGCCTTCGCGTCCCACAGCAGCTGTTGGACAACTGCTGGGTCGGCTAGGGGTGTCGCTTCAACCTCTTTGGGGGCGACCTTTTTGGCGGTGACCATAACGGTTCCTTAGCTGACCGACATCCGACCTTGGAACTGGAGTCCCGAGGACGTCAGGTTGCCGGCCCAAGCCAGGATTTGGACAGCCGCGTCCTGGTTCACGCTGTAGCGCTGACCTGGGGACAAGGGGACCATGTTCCGACTCGCGTGCGGCCGATAGTGGAGGAACTTCGTGTTGAGGAAGTATGCCGAGGTAGCGGGCACCGAGTTGGGAGCGGTACCAGCTGCGCCGGTCGGACCCCAGTTCAGTTGCATGCCGCCGTCGAGCACGACATCCGCGTCCATGTACTTGACGCTGACGAAGCCCAGCTTGGCGCTGTCGGCACCCGAGAAGCGCTGGATGGCCTGGAGGGAGGCCATGTAGGCCGACCACATCAGGTTGTCGACCAGAATCAGGTCGGGTCGGTCATTGCCGCGAACCAGCTTGGACCACATCTCATTGAATTTGCCCTGGACGTTCGCCGCCGTGATGGCGCCGGTAACCAGCGTCTGGTTCTTCCAGAACAGCCAGGTGCCGCGGTCAATACCGCCGACCGTGCCCGAGGGAGCGCTGGAGACCTGCTTCAGCAGACCGTCGATCTGCTTGCCGCCAGCAGCGGTGCCGTCCGAGTACAGACCAGAGGCAATCAGGTTCGCCATTGAGGACTCGGCCACGTCCATACGTGCGTCGAGCATGTCGATGATTTGCTCCTTGCCGGCGTTCTGGAGTTGCTCCAGTCCGCTGATCGTCACCGGGCACGCGGCCTGCTTGATCGTGTACTCGGCGGCACTCAGTACGTCCTGCGCAGCGATAGGCAGAGTCTCATACCCGCTGTACCAACCGGCGTTGCCGTTCGATGAGAAGGACAGTTCCTGCATGATGGTGTTACCACCGGAGAACGTCTTGATGTTACCGCGCTGTTTCAGCTTGGTCAGCAAGGCGTTGTTGGACGTGACGTTGTCCTGGATTTGACCAGTACGACTTTGGATGGTCGTTGCGATTACGTCAGTGATCGCATTGTTCGGGAAAGCCATTGCGCGCTCCTTTGTAGGATAGAGGCCGGTGGCGGAGGGAGCGGCGGTTCAGCTGTCCCCTTCGACACCGGGTCGGGTTGATAGACCTGAGGCTCGATCTCATTCAATGGAATGCGCCGAATCGGGAAATGGCCCGTTCCGAGGATGCGACGAGTAAAATTACTTAAGCTCATCTTCCACCTAACGAGTCAAACGCCGCAGCGATTGTTGAACGACGGTCGGTTGCTTCCGAGGCCCCAACTGGTACTCCGCTAGGTGCGCCACCGACAGAGACTGAAGCCCCGAGAGCCTTCTGGGCCCTAGCATTTAACTGCTGGGCTGCGGTTCTCTTTGCTTCTGCTTGCCTCTGGGTAGCTACCTGCGCGCTAACCTCTGGGTTCATCGCAATAGCGCGATTATAGGCGTCGTCCAGCGATAGGTAAAGCCCCCGCTTAGCAGCTAACTCGACAATGTCCGCCATGTCGAGCCGCACCGTGTCGAAGTGAGGGTACTTCGGGTCCGTAGCCATGTCCTCAATGGACTGGTTGACCTCTTGCTCCGAGGCTTTCTCGTACTGCTGGGCCTGGGCCTGCTGATTCGCGATGTACTGCTGGAAGGGGGCCAACCGTTGTTGGAGTAGCTGCTCAACCCGGGAATCTACCGGGTCCGCAGGGCCCTTACCGGCCAGAGCCGAGTCAAGCTCCCCAATGTCCACCCCGTACTCCATGATCATACGGGCCATGAACTGAGCCCGCTGGACCTTCGGAGCGTTGGCCAGCAAGTAGTCGGCCTTCAGGAGCTCACTAATCGCCTTCAAGGGCTCGATCCCCATGGACTGGAGCCGAGCCTGGTACGGCTGGACGATCTGGTGAATCTGGTTAGCTACCTGACGGGCTTGGGCAGTCTCCCCGAGCACACGGGTAGTCTCGCGCTCCCGCTTCATGATCTCCTGCTGAATGTCGGGCTCCAGCTTTGCCCACTTTTCTCGAGCAGGTGCCCTCCACGACTGGGGGGCCTTATCTACCGGAAAGGTGGTAGTCTCTGGAAGAGGCGCAGCGGTCGGTTCAGCCGCAGGCTTAGCCTTAGCAGCTTGAAAGGCCAGTTCCGGCTCACCCGAGGC